ACTGTATTTGCACTCATACTCACATTAAACGGAACTATGATAGAGCATGTATACAAACCGAGCCTCAGCGATTGTTTAAAATCCAAGCGTATCGCGCAGAACGAGGTGAACCCAGAAAGAGTAGTATTTACTTGTAAAAAAGTAAAAGCTAAGACTGAAATATACATGGACCGTAAGAAAATTTTAAGTATACTATAATAATGAAACTTACAGCTAATATAACTCTTGATGAGTTAACTAAGTCTCAGGTTGCGGAGAGAAAAGGTATAAATAACAATCCTAATCCACAACAGATTGAAAACCTGAAAGCTTTAGCAGTGAACATACTGCAACCAGTGCGTTCACACTTTGATAAACCGTTAATTATATCTTCAGGATTCCGTTGTGCACAGCTGTGTGTAGAAATAGGTAGCAGTATAAATAGTCAACATGTGGCGGACGATGGTGCAGCCGCAGCAGATTTTGAAATACCTGGCGTAGACAACAGGGAACTTGCAACATGGATTAAATCAGAGCTAGAATTTGACCAACTCATTTTAGAATTTTACAAAGATAACGAACCAACTTCAGGATGGATACATTGTAGCTATTCAACTAACGCTAACAGACAACAGTCCTTGCGCGCGCAAAGAGTTGATGGTAAAGTTGTGTATACACCATGGCTAGAATAGGACAACTCACCTCACAAATCGTAACAGGCAACTGCCCAGAATGCAGAACAGATACTATTCTTGTATCTTTTGAATCAAATCTTTATAGATGTGTTAACTGTGGTTATGATTTAGAACAAAAAGTAAATGGCGTAATTAAATATGTTCTTGCAGATTCTAAAACTAACATGAGACTCACTAACTTAGACGAAGATCAACATGGCTAAAAAGAAACCTATGTTTGGGGTAAACAATTACCACAAGCGAACTCCAAAGAAACGTCCCGGTCAACACGCAAAAAGTTATAGCAAACGCACACCAAGACGTAAGAAGTATAGGGGCCAGGGGCGTTAGTGAAACCCATAATGATTACTCTGATGTATCTAACATTTGGTGGAGACATCAAACTAGATACGTTCGAAATTAATACATCCTGTAGTAGTTGGTTTCATACAAATGTGGCACAAATAGAGAATAAAAAAAGAACTTTATTTAGTGGTCACACCTATCATGTGTATAAAAATAAGAAAGTTATAGGTTATATATGTGGTGGTGATGAACCACAATAAACCTATCCCACGAGGGAAAAAGGGGATAGGTTGTAAGGTGAGAAAAGTAATTTATATCTGTCATAATTTTGACACAATGTCAAGTCTCGTCAGATTCTTTACATACAAATGATACTGTTATCTTATCTCTGTTGACTACTTCAGGGCCAACTGCTGTCATTAAATCTTTTACTTCTGTCAATCCAGCCTGGGCACAACTGTACCAATCATCGTACACAACTGGGTGGCGAAACTCAGGCATACAATCTCCGTAGGTCGCAGCACACACTTTTATCATCATTATAAATTTTATCATTGACAATCCTATATTAAAATCCTATATTGCGTGAAAGGAAAGAATATGACAGACACAACAAAATATAGAAACGCTTCGTTATCTCACTCAACATACAAGAAACTGGAGACATTGTCTAAGTTAATTGACCCTGATGTCACTTTGTCCATTTCTAAAACAATTGAGAAGTTAGCGAATGAGAAAGTGAGGAAGTTAAATGGGAAAGCATCGGGCACCATTTCTAAATAACGACGTTGTCCACTTAGTGGAGACTAATAAAGAACCAGAGCAAAAGCTTTGGATTGCAGTTCTGGCTAAAGCATTTGATGATGCATTCTATTGCACAGACGATAGGGCAGCACTAGATGCTTTAAGTTGGATCAGACATGGTAGTGATTTTAATTACGTGTGTGGATTAGCAGGTAGAGATCCTAACTATGTTAGAAAGAAAATGTTAGATAAAGTGATAGCAAGAGAAGCACAAATTTTAATGGAACATAAAAGAATTAAGATGGGTGTGGAAAGAATAATAAAGTTAAAAAAGAGAGGACCTGTACCAGGCACACAAAAAAGAGTTTACGACTACAAGTGGCTACCTAAACAGACACATGAGTATGTCGACAGATAAACCTAGAATATGTCCAGAGTGTAAAGGTAATGGTTATCTTAGAACTGATATGAATACGGTCACACAGTGTTTAAACTGTTGGTCAGAAGGAGAAATAGATGAGACGATTTGGGCTAGGAATTACGATCCTATTTGCTTTGACGAGTTGCGGGACACTCGAAAAGAAGATTGATAAGTATTATTGGGATCCTATAAAAGGACTATTTAGAATAACTTATGGCATCACAAAGTGAAGTTATGGCATATCTTGCTGGTCTACTTGATGGTGAAGGTTGCATCACTTACAAGCAACGCACCGAACATAGAAAAGGAAAGCCCAAGGCCTACAAGTACTGGAACATACGAATTGAGATAAATATGATAGACGAACCAACGATAAACTTTGTAAACCGAAAGTTCAAATGTGGAGCGTTAGACTATAGACCCGCATATCCACACCAGAACCACGGACAATATAGATGGAGATGTAGTCACCGTGATGCGTTCATGGTAGCGAAAGCACTATATCCCTATTCCATTACGAAGAAAGATAAGTTAAAACAAATTATAAATCATTATGTCCATTAAACATAAAATAAAATTAAAAAGTTACCGAGATAGGGGTACAAGTTCTGCAGTATTGCGTTCCTCTGGACCTAAGCACAGTGCCGAAAGGCCCGCGTCGAAGCTCGGCGTTGAAGGGGAGAGTATCAGACGTGATGTCCCCGACAACGATAATGTATTCAAAGACGATAGTTATGACAATGAATATAGATCTGGTGGTGCGTACAAAGCACTACTAAAACTATTCAACGAACACATAGAAGATGTGAAATACGCTGATCACTGTAAAAGATTTTTTAAAGGGGACAATGAATAAGTGGATAGATAAATTTCATGTATGGCACCTGTACTACAGAACAGAAATAGTTTGTTTTATTGCAGGATTTTTGATAGGGGCCATATTATTATGAAAACAATACCAGATGCGATAGATGATGTTTTATATTTTTGGAAGAGAACCAAAGATGTTTATTACAGATTCTTTGAACATTACGGTAGTAAAATGAACGTCTATGGCTGGAACAAGCGATGGAAAAATAGAGAGAAAGGAACAGGATATGGCAAAAGAAAAAATTAAAGTAGATATGTTTAACTGGGGTCCATGCGTTGTACGTATGAAGATCTCGGAAGAATTTAGGAAGTTATTAATAAGTGAAGGAGAGAAGAATAAGTTAGATATGCGAGGTAAGTTAGCAGGTCAGATCGACAAAGAAACTGCTTACGGTGAAGAATCTAAAGCGAAGATATTACCTTATATGGCTAATTGTTTGGGTATTTACGATCAAGCATGGCAATCGTATACCAGAAAAAAATTAGACAAAGCACCAGAGTATGTGCTGTCTGCCCTTTGGATAAACTATCAAAGACCAAATGAATTTAATCCACCTCACGATCACGATGGTAAATTATCTTTTGTGATCTACTGTGAGATACCGGAGAAACTAAAAGAAGAAAATAAAAAATACATAGGTAGGAGTTGTGGCCCTGGTGGCATACAATTCTTGTACGGAGAAGGAACGAGAGATGCTATAACTTACATGTCTCATTTCCCAGAACAAGGTGAGATGTTTATCTTCCCTGCATGGCTGAAACATTGGGTCAGTCCTTACAGGTCTGATTGTACGAGAATCTCTGTGTCAGGTAACATACATGACTCTGCGCCCTTAAATAATATATCTAGATTTGGGCCTGAATATGTAAAGGATAGGGAGGAACGTGATTCTAAAAAAACTAATAGTTAGACTTAGAATGTGGTACGCGGATATACGTGGCCATCATGGTAAACGTTGGAACTACGAACCTGGTGATTGGTACATGGGTAGACATCGAAAGCGTAAATGATTAACAAGGTAAACAAATACAGCTATGCCACTGCAACACGGTACATGGACAACGGAACACGGAACTATGACGTTGCAGGATACAGACTACCGTCTGTCACAACTATTTTAAGTCGAACCAAGGACGATACGTTTCTTAAAAAATGGATTGCAAGTAAAGGCAAAAAAGAGGCAGAAAGAATAAAGATTGCTTCAGCTACGCGTGGCACGTCAATGCACAAGTATTTAGAAAACTATGTGTTGGGTAAGGGCTACGAAGATTTAACTGAACTTGGACAAGAGACTAAACGTATGGCTGAGAAGGTCATAGAGGTGGGTCTAGCGCCCGTCTCAGGATATTTTGGGTCAGAGGTCACGTTATACTATCCTGGTCTATATGCAGGTCAAACAGACTTAGTTGGTATACACAATGACAAAGAAACTATTATCGATTTCAAACAAGCAAACAGACCAAAGAAAGAAGAATGGATTGGAGATTATAAGTTACAAGCTGGTGCATACGCCATGGCCCACGATCATGTGCACGGTTCAAACATAGAACAAGCTGTAATAATGGTATGTACTCCTGACCTATATTACCAAGAATTTAAGATTGACGGGCTAAATTTACGTAAAGCAAAACACGATTTTTTAAAACGATTAGACATGTACCACGAATTATTAAGAGAAGAACAGGAGAAACCAACGTATGGCTCATAAAGTTATATATGATGCTTTGATAAAAAAATACGAAGCAGACATAGCCGACGCCAGTGCAAAGATAACTATCTTGATGACCGACACGAGGATCATACCAGAGCACATTGATGTGACTGGAGAGATCGATAAGTTGTTGGGCAAGATAGAAGAAGCCGAGTCAAGAATGGCAATATTGCAGCGAGTTTATGGCGTAAATGTGGCAGTAAATTAGGGTCGCAGTGGGGTCGCTGAGGGGTCGCAGTGGGGTCGCTGCGACCCCTGAAACGGGCTCCACGGGCCTCGGACCACGGATCTAGGGGTCGCTGCGACCCCTGTGCGACCCCTGTGCGACCCCTGTGCGACCCCTACGAAAACGTGATAAAAGATAATAATATCAATGCTTATAGGAGATTACACTGTGTATGCGACCCCTTTTTTTATTTTTTAACTCTAGCGCTATGTAAATATTTTTTATACATATAGGGGTAGCACCAAACCATGAGAAGAAAAAAGAGATATAAACACGCCACGATTGGTAAGAAGAAATACTACTTCTACAAGATTGTGTGGCTCGATCCGTGTGGGGATGCGGGACATGCTGACATAGAAGAAATGAAAAAGTTATTACCTGCTACCATGATTTCTCAGGCATACATATTTGCAAAAGATAAAAAACATGTGTGGACATTTTCATCTTATGATACTGACTCTGCTGTGTTCTCTGATCGTAATTGTTTTCCAAGAAGTATAATTAAAAAAATGGAGAGGATTACTCTGTGATCTTTTTTGGATCAGGTGTAACGTCTATAATCTGTGAATAATCTTCTAATATTTGTTTCATTTTTGCTTCTAGTTCTTGCTCTGAAAGGTCTTCTAATTTTCCTGTTTTTATTATTTTTCTGTCTATATATAATCCTGCTGCCTTACCTCTATTTGTCTCAGCGTTTACAGCAGCACTCCAAGCGCCTTTCTTCAAAGCGGCGTCTTTAATTCGCCCAAGTTCTGCCACATGAGTGGCGTAATTGACTTCGTACTTTTTTAATCTCTCTTCTTTGAGTTCACCAATATATTTAACTACTAGTGGGTTGAGTCTAGGGTTGGTTAGTTCTGATCCCTCTTGTCTACAACGCTTCTCGCTGTACCCAGCTAGTTTAGCTGCCTCTGTCTTTGTGAGTGGTCCATCAGGCCCACCAAATACTAATAGTTCGGCAAACCTTTTTTGCATTTCTGTCAATCTCTTTGGTAATCCCATATTGACAATTTAGAGTAACAATCCTACAATGTCAATCATGGTAATGACAAAGAAAGACGTAGAGGAGTACCATAAAATGGTAAGTAAATTAGAGAACGATAAGGGTCCTAATGATTTAGAGAGAAGAATTGAGGACTTAACAAAAATAAACAAATCTCATCAAAAGTTAAATGGAGATTTAAGAGCAGAGGTTTTGTTTTACAAGAAGAAAGCAGAGCACTATCAAACAATGTCAGATCAATTGAAAAAAGAGAATCAAGAGTTCAGACAGAAGTCAGTAGAGTTCTTTAACGAGTTTAGAAACAAAGGAGATATGTAATGTTCGTAAAGCATCTACAACAATATTTAGACCAGTTTACTGATGGTAAGAAAGGTAATGCAGTTGGTAACGCAACCATCTATGTTCAAGTTGGTGGACACCTTGAAGAGATAAGACGTATTGAAGTTCAAGAGAGTAATATCATTGGTAGTGATTCAATTAGAGTTGTATTTAAACCAACGAGAAATAGAATATTATTAGCTCCTACTATACCAGAGTAACTCCGAAAAACTAATGGGACCAGAGGCAAAACTTTACAAAAAAATTAAGAAAGCTACACCCACAATATCGTGGAATAGAATAGAAAATTTAAGCGTTCCAGGTATGCCAGACACCTTGGCTTACAACAAATATAATACTTTTTTTACAGTTGAGTTTAAAGTCACGAAGGGTAACAAGTTAAGATTTAGCCCACATCAAGTTGCGTGGCATATGCGTCATCCGTATAATACTTTTATCTTGGCAGAGCACCTCGGTTCGGGGAGCTTGAGACTTTATGAAGGGGCCGTGGTCCGGGAGCTTGTTGCTTGTGGCTTGGAGCTTGAGCCTTGCTGCTTGGAGCTTGACGCTTGCGGCTTGAAGCTTGAAACTTTAGGCCAGTGAGATCCACGGACCAATTAGCATCCATACATCTCTTCACAGTAGCCATTAAGATCTAGTTCGTCAGAGAAGGGCTCAAGGACCTTGTCCCCCCACCAGTAACCTTCGACCTGCTTCGTATAAGTATTTACCCAGATGGTTGGGCCGCCTCCTGCTACCAGCAGCTCTGCACCTAAGTACCGCTTCTCCCCGTTCACGTAGTAACGTATATCGTATACGTCTTCCATAAATTCGGAAGCACTCCTTGCTCCTTTTGTTATGTCCGGTCCACCTCCGGCTGTTATGTTTTCTGCAATGGTTTTGCACATGCTGCGAAGCTGCTCTTCACATGTCTCCCCGTGCCGATTTTTAGATTTCTTCAACGGTGATCCGTTGTCTTCGAATGTTATTTGCATTTTCTTCCTTTCTGTTTACCTGCAGCTTACCATCCAATTGTGGCAAGCTTGTGGCTTGCTGCTTGAAGCTTGCTGCTTTGGCCAAACTCTTCACGATACCAGATGTATACTCTGGACCACTAATAACTTGACCCCTGATCACAAGAGGCACCGAATAATGGTGCTACCCTTCTTATGATCAGGGCTCAAGGGCGCAAGTGCGCGGGGGGTCCGGAGCTCGTCTGATTACCGGTTTCGCGGGTGATCAATCCCGTAAGCTATACCCCTGCTCTAGTGTTTATACTCACACTCCGAGCGCCTTTAAACCTGAAAGGACTACAGGGGGACTTCTACATACCCCTGCATTCCTGACTTAATATAATAC